GCAGCTCGCGCAAAAAGTAAATGCGATCATCGATGACTTGCGTACGATGAAAAGAGAAGCGGAAAACGCCTACCAGGAACATGACGCTGCGATAAGCGATTTGAAATACGATACCTATCGCCAGGTCGGTCACGGCTTATACGATCAGCTTACGCTCGATGATGTAAACAATACGCTGAATGATTTGGCGCAGTCGTTCGATAAAAAAGGGAATCCGCTGTTTTACGATGTCGATGCCGAAGCGGCCTATATCGCGTCATTGCAGGATACGATTTCAGATTTAGAGGAGATCAGCGGTTATCTCGCACAAATCGCAAAGGATTTCAAATCAAAAGACAAGATGCTCGCAAACTGGTTAAAGTTATAGGAGATGAGTAGATGGATACGTTAGATCAAATAATCAAAAAGCAGAACGGCCCAATGGAAAAGCGCAGGCAGCTTGCTATGCTGAAAACGGGTATGAGAGGCGTGGCCGGAACCAAGCTCGAATCCGTTCGAAATACCCTCAGACCGAAATTCAAAGTAGATGACATACAAAAGGAAATGAACAGCGTCTATTCATCACTTCTCTACAGCTTCGAAGGGAAAGCGCAGCAGGCGCTCGCACAGCGGATCAGCCAAAGCGCTCAGCAGCTTATTCATACGGAACAGGACGGAGAAAGCTTTGTGAATGGGTTTAAGACGAATTAGAGGCGCCAATTACGGCGCCCTTTTTCGTTTATTTACGGTTTCTTAACGTTAAACATCGCAAGCAGCGTCTTATCCGGCGCCTTGGATTGTCGATAAAACACGTTAGGATTGAACGTATATCGCTCCGGTTCGCTGCCGACCTTTATTCGCGCGACAACGAACTCCCCATCGAATTTCATCTGCTTCAGCCGCCGGCCAAGCGTGTCCGGCGTTACTCCGATCGCGGCCGCTAGCTCTTTCTTATTGAACCATCGAATATGCTTCGGATTCTTTTCGAAAGGATTGGCGCATAGAGCGTTTGTTTCGTAGTGGATGAACGGCAGCATCCGGTAAATCAGTCCGATGTCTGTCGCCTTCACTTCGCTGTATACCTTCTTAATTTTCGCAGTATAGAGTTTGACAACGTACTGACTACCGAAGTTACCTTTGAAGTGGTAGCGCTCGTTCACCGAGTATATGCCGCCTTCTTCCCGGATAATATCGTGCTGAATACACGCGTTCAGAAAATCGTAGAATGTCATACGCTTTTTCGTGAGCTGTAAAACGGACATCATATCCGCTGTCTTCATCGGAGTTTTATCGCGGCTAGATTTAACGAGAACACCGTTATAGTCGACGTAGCATTGTAGCAACATCAAATACCCGCATTGTGCCGTTGTGAGAGCGTCATAGACTTCGTGAATATAAGACATATTGGCGTTGGAAAAGTCGCGTCTGTCCGTTGTCTGTCTCTGCTGTTCCCGGAAAGCTTCGTCCTGGTTCCGGTGTCTGAGCGTATAGTCTGTTGATAGGTCCTCGCCTGTCTCTGCGTTTACTACTCGTAATCTTTTCAAAATATCGTCCCCTTTTTAGCAAAATAAAAGAGCGCGGATTTGGCGCCCTCATAACGTATAGCCAGCAAAACGGATTAAAACGGAACAACTAATGAATGAATTTTTCGCCCGTTGCGATATTGACCGTAAATTGTCCTTCGGATTTTCCTTTTACGAAATCGTTATAGCGGTTTCTTCGTTCTTTATTCCGAGCCCTAGCCACCCTATCAACGAACTTTTCCTCGTATGAAGAGCGTTTTCTTCGCGTCGGAACTTTATAATTTCGACCATCTGCCCCGTACTCTTCTGCGAGCTTTTCGGATGCCTCCGACTTGATGCGCTCTTCTCGCTGCGTTTCGCTCATGATCGGGTACTCTTCGCGAGCCATTTTATCTGGGTGTGGGTTCGTTAGCTCTTCGTAGATTACGAGATTCGCCATACGTGCAAGCGCGATAGAATCCGGATGCTCTCCGACGGCATCGAAGTAAGCGTCGGCCAGAGCGGTAATTTCCTCGATACGTTGGATTCGATCTAGCTCACCGGCTTTTGTTCGCTGCTGTAATTCCGTAATCATTTCATGCAATAGTGCTTTATCCATTAATTCGTCCTCCCATCGAGTATCCTTCGCCATGTCCCGCCCAATAGTAGTAGATATCTGCGATTGATTCAGCCGCCCTATTTATCAGATGATTAACGGAATCCTTGCCGACACCCATCCGTTTCCCCGCCTCTACTTGCGTCAGATCTTCGAAATATACGAGCCGGATGGCTTCGCGCTGTCTGTCGGTCAGTTTCGCAAGCTCGATCGCGTTGTGCAGATCGAGAAGCACTTCGGCAGCTTCGTATTCGCCGAGTCGTTTGCGGCTGACGAATTTCGGATAATCGGAGAGCAGCGTTTTGACACCCTCCGCATTGTCTAGCGCATAAGCCGCTTCAAATTCGCGATCCTTTCGGTGTAGATCAACTTTGACTGTTCCCATCAAACCGCCTCCAATTTCGTTGTTTTGCCCTTGCGCCTTAGGAATCGCTTTATCAAACGATATAGTTGCGAAAGAATTTTTTCGTTAATAACTTCGTTAATGATCCGCACACTACTGTTGACTATCGGTAACTAATCCGTCTATACTTAACGTAAATACTTTCGTAAGGAGATTCGATATGCCTCTAACGTGGATATCAAACGCTTTTGATCGCAATACCAAAGCGTATATAACAATCGAAAAGCAACGTCGATTATTTGTTTCGGCAGGAGCGCGACGCGTCATCGGACTGCCTACGGACGGACCGTTTTATTTATCCGTCGCATATGACGCGGCAGAAAAGCGCATTGTTGTCGGCAAGCCCGAACTCGTTAAGCAGCCGGATGTCAAACCGTTCAAGTTCGATAAGCGCGGCAATGTTTCGGCATGGCCGTTCTTGCGTAAAATCGGCATTGATTTCGATAAGCTTCCGCAACGCTATTATTTGATCGGCGATGGCGAGGCGTCAAAACAACCGTACCTGGCCTATCCGAAAGGCACGTATGCGTTTCAGTTAGACGAGTAGCTCCGCCATAATCGCGTCCAGCTTCTCGTATAACTCTTCCGGCTTGCCTGCGTTCTCAATTTCGTAATCAACTTCGAAATGATCAACGGCAAGCTCAGTCGGATGCTCCAAGTCGGCGAGGTCGAATTCATCGCCGGCTTTTTTTGCGCGTTCAATTCGGAGCTCTGCCGGTGCTGTTATGCGGATAAATACGAAACCTTCGTCCTTCAATCGCTTGTATTCGTTAGGCTGGCGGCAGTCATCGATGATCACGCGATTCTTTAGCGCCGTATTGCCGCAGTCGCAAGGATGGCGGTCGAGATAGGCGGCTATTTTCGGCATGAGAGCGTCGATCCATACGTCCTCTCCGAAGGCTTCCCGCGCCCACTGTCCGAACTTCTGATAATGAGCGCGCGGCTTCGGATTTCTCGGAACGTGAGGGAATGCGCGGTGAAATGCGTCCTTCAGTTCGTCGCCAAATGCGAACGGCTGGAAATCGTAGTGAAGCGAGATGTACGATGCGGCCAGCGACTTGCCTGCGCGAAGTGGTGCGGTGAGGGCGATCTTCATTGGCGTTCCCTCATTGCGTTAAGAAGTGCGGCAACCTCTTCGGCAGTGAATAAGCGCGTATCTGAGTCGGATTCGAGGTTCGCCACCTTTCCGTCCGTTTCCTTTGCGGCATATTTCAGCGACTCCGTTTCCGACTCTATGCGATCCATACGTTCCCAGACGCGCTCAATTTCTTGTTGGCGATATAGATGGCGCTGTGATTGCGCGTGTACGCCTTTTTCTAACTGCGCTATCTCTTCGCCGTGCCTCCGGTTGTCTTTGTGAAGCGTGTCTATTTCGTCTTGTAGACGCTTAACTTCTTCGTATAGAAAATCGGTCACATCCTCGTTTGTAGCATAATCGTGTACGATTCTATCCTCTAGCTTAGCGATATCGTGGCGAATATCCGCAACGTCATTCCGTAGATTAGCGATGCTTCCCGCCCCCACTTCATACCATCCGAGCTCTTTCTGGATTCGCTTATTCTCGCGTTCCAATTCCGCAACACGCGTCGCCAGGTTAGCGATAACGTCGATCGGGTCGGAGGGCTGCGGTTCTTCTTCGGAGGATTCGGCCGGGACGAGGACACGATAGCATCCGTGCGAAAATCCGCATGTAATATCTCCGTCTGAATCTTCGTATTCAATTACGTCGACCATGCCAGCGCCCACACTAGTGACCTCCGTTACTGTTCCATCCGAATACAATTCGCTCAAATGAATAACCTTCTCGCCCACTTCCGCCTCTCGGTCGACCATTTCGTAGCGCTCCGTGCCGTCAGGTCCGTCAATGTGGACGATATTGGTCGGTTCGAGCACGCGGTATTCTCCGAGGTAGATAAGTCCGGAACTGTTCATCTCGGATATAGCCTCGTCACTTCCCACAAAACCCGATCCCGGAGGAACTTCGCGGTCTACCGTAAAAACATCTCCGTTCTCGTAAATATCGCCCGGATACCTTTTGTCTACGATCACAATCTTCTCGCCTTCCTCCGCCTTCCTATTGACCTCTACATATTCTCGTTTGATTCCGCCAAGTGATTCGTCAGCCAATACGTGGATTTTTTCGTTAGTTTTCGTCATTTATTCGCCCTCCCGTTATTTAATAACCCGCAACTCTACCGACTGCCGGCCGAACTGTACCGCGTCGGCTTCATTTGCGACCAACAGATCGAGCCGTGCGCCTTTAATCGCGCCTCCCGTGTCGATCGCCTTCGCCCGAAAACTCGAACCGTCAGCGAGTCGGACTTCAACCGTAGAGCCAAGCGCAATCACAGACGGATCGACTGCTATGACGCGTGCTCCTTCGTAATAGATCGAATGGCTGACGTCGACTCCCGTTTTGGTGATGCCGGTGCAGCCTTCCGCGCAATAGGCCGTGTAAGCTGTCGCGGTGAAAGTCTGCCATGCTGACGTTTTAGTGGCGTCCGGAGCCGGTTTCTTTTTTGACTTCTTCAGCGCCTTGATTTCGTCCTCAAGCGCCTGTATCTTCGCTTCCTTTTTCGTTATCTCTTTCGTTAATTCTCTGTTGCGCAATTCAGCCGATTGGATGGCGGCCTTCTCTGGCGTTATCCTTGGCGGTTCTGGCGGCTGATCTGCCGGACAATGGCCGGAGAATAGCTGCGCTGTTATCGTGAAATTCGTTAGGATACCGATGCTTACACCTCCTCGAAGAATTGCGCGGTCCACGGCTCTACATTAACGACTTCCTGGCGCAGGGCTTCCGCTAGATCAGCGATCTCCTTTTGCGCTCCGTTTCCCGGCTTACGTTTCGAATAGAATTCGAGTAACGATCGTAGATTCGCAGTCATTACGAGATTAGTTGCGGTTGCTTGCGGGAGGACGGCGCGGGCATCTTCAGCGGGCACTCCCTGCGCTCTTAACGCATCGTAGTCTTCCTGATGAGATCTCATTGCCGCACGGAAAAGCGCTTCTTTAACGGTCGATCCTTTGACGCTATTAGGCATTACGTAATCGAATCCGCCGATCTTATCATCGCTTCCCATCCGCACATAACGTTGAGACTGGACGCTGAAACTAAAGCCGACTCTATGGCGTGTAAGTTGCGCCAATAACGCCCGGCTGACGCCTTCAATCGCAAAGGTGAACGAAAGGTGTTCGAGTGTCGACGTGTGGCCGGAACGTACGATCATTCGGAATAGTCGGTCGGCATCCGTTCCTGTGCCGCCATCTGACGCTTTGGATCCGAAATACTTTTCGCCTTCCTTTGCGACGATTTCGGACGGTTTGTTGGCGCTATAACACGTTCTGATTGCAGTTAGGGCGACCGCTTGGCCGTCGGTTGGGTGCAGATCGTCCAAGGTGTTCGTAAAATATTCGCCAGATTCATCGTATTTTCTGTAATCGAGAGTTTGTTTGAATTCGTCACTTAATTGCGTATGTGCGATTAGCTGTACGTTCATTAGTGCAAAACACCCTCTCTCATGGTATAATTTATTAAAAAAGGAGGTAATTTCATGTATAGTAGTAAAAACGATCGAGAAATCATGGATTTTGTAATTCGTAGAATTGAAGAAAGCCCTTTGCGCGAGATAAGAGTCCATGATTTTAATGAAGCGTGTGTTAGAGTAACCGGATTCTACATAGATATGGACTCTATAGAAGAAGCTGAGCGTCTGCACGAAGCACTTCCTCACGCTTACGCAAAAGTGAGTTTAGACGACCAAGAATTAGGACAAAAGATTAGTTCGGCGTTAGATAAAAGTGGTCATCTAGATAGCATCAAGCAACAAGCAGAATGGGAAGCTAAGGGTAAAATCGACTACTCTAAAATTAAGCTCGATGCCCCTTCCCTTCCAGGACAGAACGGTTTAGCTATAACCTTTAGTATTACCTACGAAAAGTAGTACCTGACGAACCGAAACCGCCCGCACCCCGATCGCTATCGCCCAACTCGGCCACTTCCGTAAATGCCGCCTGCTCGACCGGTTTAATTACGGCCTGGGCGATGCGATCTCCTTTGCGGATGATGTACGTTCCCGCACCGACAATTTCGTAAGGTATGTCGACCAATGTTCCGCTCACACTTTCCGCATACCCTCGGCAAACATTTATGAGTGTGCCGGCCTCGTTAGTATCGTAAATCCATTGCGCAATATTATCGACAATCACTCCGACCTCGCCCCGATAGCCCGCGTCAACTGTACCGAGCTGAACGCGAAGCTTCGTCTTCAGCGTAATGCCGGAGCGTGGCCGGATCTGCATTTCGTAGCCTTCCGGAATCTCGAACGCTAGCCCCGTTTTGACTAGCGCGGTTTCTCCCGGCTCGATGATGACGTCTTCTGCCGCAACCAGGTCGAAGCAGGCGTCTGAGGCGTGAGCATATTGCGGAATTTGTGCATCGGGTGACAGGCGTTTAATATTTACGTTCATACGAAAACCCCCTCGTTAATAACTGCGCATATACTTTCGTAAATGGACGCTTACTCGAAATAGAAATCGTCATCCTGGAGCGCTTCGACCGTAGCTTTTTTGTAAGAATTTCCCTTTTGACTGAAGAAGTCGTGGGACTTTGTTTTTGTACTTAACCCGTTCATTACAATCGGGTTCGGTGTTTCATCAGCAAAGTACGGATCAAAGCCGATGTTCATCAACGCCTTGTTTCCGTTGTATCGAACGAACTTTTTAACGTCGTGAGTCAGTCCGACCTGATCGTAAATATCCTCGGTGTAGGCGATCTCGTTTTCGTAGAGTTCCGCAAGCAATTCGACGGCGAAGTCGCGTAGTTCGAGTTGTACGTCCGTCTCTTGTCTATTGTAAATTTCCTGTGCGAGTAAGCCGACATAGACGCCGTGGATCGCTTCGTCACGGATAATTAACGAGATAATCTCGCCTGAGCTCGTCAATTTTCCCTGACCGGCAAAATATAACGGATAATAAAAGCCGCTGTAGAAAAGGAAACTTTCGAGGTATACCGACGCAACCATCGCCTTGTATAACGAAATGTCATCGCCTGGCTTAATCGCGTTATATAGGCCTCCAATGATTTCGGCTTTCCGCTGCAAGTAGCGATTCGTCTTCACCCATTCGAACAGTTCCGTTATCTTCTCCGTTGGTGCGAGCGTCATGAAAATGTTCGAATAGGATTTCGCATGGACTGCGTTCTCCATCATCGCCATAAAATTCAGGACGGCTTTACGTTGGTGGCCGGATACCTGGGCGGCAATTAGCGGCATACCTTCGTTTCCTTGCTCCGTGTCGAGCAGCGTTAGACCCGCGAGCACTTTCATATACGTATCTTGTTCGTTGGCTCCGAGATATTTCCACGTTAGAAGGTCGCCGTTTAGCGAAATCTCTTCCGGAAGCCAAAACTGCTTAACGTTCTGTTCGTAAAACATCTGCGTAAATCCGTCTTCGTGCTGCGACCAGTTGGCCGCTGTATATTGCGTCAATTATTCGTCCTCCTTTTCGTTTAAACTACGCATGATAAACAACCCTCCGCAGTCGTATCCTTTGTCCGCGCATAGTAAAGCGTCTTGATCCCTCTGTGATGCGCGTAAAGGTCAATTCGGTTTAGATCGCGCGTCGTCATCGTATCTTTTAAGAACAGCGTAAATGAGATGCCCTGATCGACGTGCTGCTGAATAGTTGCGATCATATCGACGACCTTAAACATATCCATGTCGTACGCTTCCTTGTAGAAGAACCAGTTCTTCGCGCTAAGCCCCGGCATCGGATAATACGTCTTGGAATTTCCGTATGTCCGTTCCTCTATGCGCTCCATAATCGGCATGACTGACGCTGTCGCCGACTGAACGTATGAGATCGACCCTGTCGGTGCAATCGCGAGTCTATACGAATGGTATAGTCCGTATTTTCGTACGTTATCCTCCAGCCGAACCCAATCGATGCGTTCCGGAATTTCAACGCTTTCAAACAGCTTCTCGACCTTCTCCGTTTTAGGACGGAACTCTCCTACAACGTACTTATCGAAGTAGCTGCCATCCGCATACGTCGATCCTTCGAACCCCTCAAACGTACTGCCGGTTTCTTTTGCGAGCTCCATCGAACGCACAAGCGACCAATAATTGACGAGCGCAAAGAATACGTTAGCGAAGTCCCGCGCCTCTTCCGATTCATAAGCGATCCCATTCTGCGCAAGATATCCGTGTAGATTCATCGCGCCAAGTCCGATCGAACGCATCTGAAGGTTAGCCTTAGCGACTGCCGGCGCGTTCTTGATATTCGTTGATTCCGATACGACCGTCAGCGAATCGACTGCGAGCTTAACCGTTTGCTCGATCGACTTATTCGCCATGACGTTCGCGATGTTGAGCGATCCGAGATTGCACGAAATGTCGAGGCCGATCGCGTCCTCTTCGCCGTAGTCGGTGTATTCCGATACCTGCGACGCCTGAAGCACCTCGCTACAGAGGTTCGAAAACTTTACCTTCGAAATGTGATTCAGCGCATGCGCCGCGTTTACGTTATCTTCGAACATTAGATATGGGTACCCCGATTCGGACCGCAGAATCGCGAGCTTTTCGAGCAGCTGTCGCGGGTTGATTTTATCTTTCCGAACGTTCGGATTCTCGACGAGCTTGTCGTACATTTCTCCGATATCCATTTCATCAAGGTGCTCGCCGTATTCCTTATAGACCGTATGCGGATAGAAAACGTATGCGTCCCGATCCTCGCGAGCCAGTTCGATGAATTTATCCGGAATGACAACGCCGATCGACAACGTCTTGACCCGGACGTCTTCATCTGCGCTGATCTTCTTGGTGTCGAGGAAATCGTTGATATCGCGATGGAATACGTTCAAATACGCAGCTCCTGCCCCAGAACGCGCGCCTTGCTGATCTGCATAGCGGAAGGCATTATCGAGGAGTTTCATGACTCCAACGACGCCCTTCGTTACGTTCTCGATCCCTTTGATCGATTCACCTTTCGCGCGTAGCTTCGATAAATTCAAACTTACGCCTCCGCCCATCTTCGATAGTTGCATCGCTGTTCCGATCGCCATTTGAATATCGTTCAGCGAGTCGCCCACTTCAAGAAGGAAACACGATACAAGTTCGCCGCGGCGTTTGCGGCCGGCATTCAAGAACGTCGGCGTGGCCGGTTGGTATTCTTGACGGATCATCATTTCCGCAAACTCGATCGCCTTGGCTGCGTCTCCTTTCGCAAAGAATAGCGCACAGACAGCGATCCGGTCTTCATAGCGTTCGAGGATCTTCTTCTTATCGTTCGTCTTGAGCGCATAATCGTTGTAAAACTTGAACGCACTCATGAACGAAGGAAAACGGAACTTCTTCGCGTATGCCGCCTTGTAGACCGCTTTGATTTCGTCGAACGTATACGGCTCGAAGACTTCGCGTTCGTAATAGTCGTTCTCGATCAGATAGTCGAGCTTTTCGCGCAGATCGTGGAAAAAGACCGTATTCTGATTCACGTAATCTATGAAATAACTGCGGACGGCTTCGGCATCCTTTTCGAATTGAAAGCCGCCGTTCTTCCGTATCATAATTTCGTTATTAAGTTCGATATACTTCGCGTGCTTATTCGTCAATCGCGCTCACCCTTTCCGTAAATATTCGCTCGCAAACTCGCGAACTTTAGCGACATCCTCCGCCGTGCCCGCCAGCTCGAACTTGTGAACGATTGGCACTCCGTATTCTTCCGCAATCAGATCCGCAGCCTTTGCGAAATTATCGCCCCAGTTACGATTGCCTGACGCAGCCACGCCCGCCATTAAATCACCATTGTCCGCAAGGAAATCCCAAACGGTGCCGGCGACCTGGCCGAAGCCGTAAGTTCCCGTTACCAATACGAACGGCTCCGTCAGCAGCATATCCGCCTTGATTTCGACCGCAGGAAGGCTGGTCTTGGCTACGAATCGGCGGACGTTGCCGGCCAGCGAGTAATAGGCGATCAGCATTCAGAATCATCTTCGTTTTCTAACGAATCCATTTCGTCACGTATCTCGTCGATCTGATCTTCGATATCGTCGATTTCGTTCTGTACGTCTTGCACCTCATTGCGCAAATCTTCAAGCTCGCTTTCTTTCGCATCAAGTTCGAATTCTAGCGCTGATAATGCGCTTTCGAGTTCTTCGCGTGTGTGCATCTGATCAGCTCCTCCGTTTTAATTCCGCTTCTATTTCGTCTTTCCGCGCCTGAATCCGGTCACGTTCGATCTCCAATTCGATTAGCTTCGTATTGTGCCGGCTGATTGCGTAGTCAACATCGGTAAGTTGTTCGTCAAGCCATCGCAAGGACTGTCGCAACTGTGCGGCCGGCACGCCGTAGCATTCGTATGTCATTGCGTTTCCTCCTCTACGTCCTTTTGAACGCGTTTATGTTCGCGGTAAGCAGTGTACAGTCGGTCAGCTAATCCGGTGAGTAACGCGGTTACCATGAAGACCACTGTGATAGTGGCTCCGACTTTAACGATTGCGCCGACCTCCGGGATCGATAACAGTGCCGTCACGATGACAAAGCCGGTCAGGCATCCCGCAGAAAACAGTCCGAGTAATAAGGTGAGCGCAGCCAAGTACGCTAATGCTCCGATAAGTCGCTGTTTAAACATTCGATCACTTGCCTCCGATCGTGTCGAGAATTTCCTTGATCGCGTAGTATTCCGGATTGATTAGCGCTTTAATACCTTCTGAGATCGCATAAATACCGAATCCTCCCGGAGTAACCACTAAAAAACAAACAGCAAGCACCACGGGAAACCATTCGTAATCCCAACTACAATGGCTCTTCTCATACGATTTTACAGTCACCTTCGTAATTATGACTCCCGCAATAACTGCGATCATTAGAAAAACGCCTCCGATAATCGCATCAGTCACACCGTTAGCGAACGCCTGCTTAACGAGAACTCCGTATACGTGCTCGGCTGCGACTCCGAGCTTTGCCGCGAGCTTATCGATATACTCCATCGCTTTATCCATTCGAATCACTCCTTCGGTTTAATAATCTTCTCGCGAATCAGATACGTCAGCGCCACCGCACAGGCATCGCTATGATCGTCCGTTGCGAATTTGTGGTCGGCCGACAAACCGAGCCATTCGCGCACGCTCTCGGCAACTTGCGGCTTCTTTGCGCTTCCATTACCGGTGACCGTCTTTTTAACGTTGGCCGGCGTAACATGGACGTCGACTTCGTATCCGTATCGGTGAAGCGCCCGTTCGACCGAAGACCAGGTTCCGTGAATCTTATTGTTCTGCGCATAGTTGCGGCTTGGCGGCCATATCTCCCGCACGATTACGTCGAACGGCTGATTATCGCGAACAAATAGCAGCGTAAATGCTTCGATCTCCTCATACCGCAATGGCTGATCGGTTGATGCGGACGTTTTAAAATGGGCGGATTTTATTAGGCGAGCTTTTCCGCCCCTGGCTTCGATGATTGCGAATCCCGGCGATGTTAACGAAAGGTCAAGGCCGAGGACTCGGATAGGCTTGGCGCTACTCATGCGTACCACCGACTGAATTCAATATCCTTCGTCTTTAACGCCTCCGCTGCCAGTTTTTCCGGGTTATCTGCGCCATTTGCGATTGCCTTTAAAATAGCGACGTACAGTTCGTCTTCCATGCTGTGCGCCACCTCGTCATCGTCGGCTGCATGACGGATATCTTCAACGAATTCCCGAACGTCATCCACTGTCATCATTCCGCCTCCCTTTCGCGAACTCTTTCGATAAACTCAAGCGCCTCAACGTACTGCCGTTTCGTAGATTCGTATACGTTCGACCTCAATACTCGCGACACTTTTGCGCGAAGCTCCGCCAGTTCTTCGTCCGTCAGCGACTTCGCAATAGCCGTCTTGTATCCGTTAAATGTCCATCCGTTCAGGTCCAACGGTAAGGGCGCTCCTTCTTCGACAGACTTGCGAATTTCTACGAATCTATCGAATAATTCCGTCACGTCTTCTTCCGTAATTTCGATGCCGAACGCCCGCATGTCCGGTGACTTTTCGAACTCTCCTTCCGGATACACCCACGACTTTTTAGCTGCGTTCACGTAAAGGATGACGTATAAGTCGACGCCGTACATCGGACCGTAAGCGACGCATTGTTTGACGTGCTTTTCTTCCGGTTGTCGCATCGAATGGAGAGACGTTTTGGCTGCGGTCGTTTGCTTCGACTTGATTTCGAGGCCGACTCGCAACACTTCGCCGTCTTCCGTTACATAGCGCATGATGCCGTCGCATGTTCCGTAAAGATTGAACGAGTATCCACGATGTGTGACCGGATGATTCCTTTTCGCGAAATCCTCGAACATCGGCGTTCCGTCTTCGTTCTTTTCGAAGCTGAACGGACAGGGGCGGCCGGTCTTCTTCTCGAAGTGTTTCTCCATGAAGAGAATGTCGCGCTGGATCACGTCACCGATCGCTGTACCAATTCGAGTCCACCGTCCTTGATACGGAGGCTTTTTCGTTTCGTCTCTCGGAGATCCGATCGCCTTGTGATAAAGCTCGCGAGGGCAAGCGTTAGCAGATGACGGCGAGAAATACGGCTTCTTCGGAAAGACTTTCGGAGCATTGGCGTACCATTTATGAATCTGCGCGTCCAGGGCGTTATCCCACGTCTCCGGCAGCGAGTGCCATTCGTTTAGATATTCGACCAATTCGTCCGCAATCTGCTGCGCGTATGTGGTCGGTTCTTTTAAGTGTGCCCGCAGTGAATTTGCGGCTGATCTTCCGTTTATATTCGTCAATTAATCGTCTCCCTTCGTTTTAAACCACTCTTCCACGGGAACTCCTTCGCCCCATCTTCGCATCACTTCGATATCTGTTCCGTTAGGTACAACGTCTCCCCAACGATATGAATTAAGCATGATATCGCGAATGTCTTGCGCTTCCTCCCACGTAAAATCCTCCGGAACTTCGAATATCAATTCGTCATGTACCGTTGACCACAGCGCCCAGCCCGGTTTGTTAGCGCAATATTCATGAGCCTTAATCATCGTGACCTTCGTTTGTATAGACGACGATCCTTGAACGCGGGCATTTGTCGCCTGCCTCAAAGCACGATTGATCCGCGAGTTATGTTTCCTGGCGTCCTCATATTTCGGATCATTCCATTTTCCGTACGGGATGTTTTTGCGGGGTAATTTCGCGTCAGGCAGACGACGTTTTCGCGCTCTTAGGTCAGCCCAAACATAGCCGTTCTTCCGAACAAATTCCTCGTTTTCTTTCAGCCAAGCCGATAACTTCGGCATACTTCCGAATAGCTCACCCTTAAACTTTGTCGCCTCTTTTTTATTAACGCCTAGCATATCCGCAAGAGAATAGTCACTCATCCCATAAAGTGTCGCTAACCACACGACCTTCATTTGCTTACGCTCCTTAGTGTCTGAGCCATCGGCGTTTTTATAGACTTCCTCGTACGGACGCTTATAGAAGTTTGATGCCATCATAGCGTAAGGATCGCGCTCCTCTAAAAACGCGTTTATCAGTACCGGCTCTCCGGATAAATAAGCCACACACCGAATCTCCTGCGCTTTAAAGTCGGCACCCAGCAACACTTTTCCGGGAGGAGGGCTAAACATCGGTCGGGCTTCTTGAGGCTGATTCTGTACGTTAAAACCTTGATCTGTTTTATCCGCATCATCCTTGCCGGAGCTGAATCTTCCCGTTACGGTTCCCATCGGATTAAAGCGCGAATGCCAACGCTTAGTTGTCGGATTTTGCTTCAATGGCAGAGTTTCAATGTAGGTACCGGAGAGCTTCGTAATTTTCTTGTACTCCAACAACTTTGCAATGACTTCGTGGTCGCCTTTTAGCGGCTTTAATGTTTTCTTTGCGTCCATGTTCGGAAGCTCTTTGCCGATCGCCTTAGAAAGTGCAGGGCGCATCTGTTGGGTTGAGTTTAAATTTAACGGACCGTCGCCTTCATGGAACGGAGTCAGCTCCGTAACTAATTCCGACCGCAACTCTTCCGCACGCTTATGCAGTTTTTCTCCGTATTCCTTTGCGAAATCCAAGTCGAGGATATATCCGTTAGCTTCTAAGTCGACAATTACGTACAGCAATGGAATTTCAACGGTTTGGTAATACTCCAAAATCGTAGGCATTTTTTCCATGTGTTGACGTTGAAATTTGTACAGCTTCCACGTTAATTCCGTATCTTTAGCTGCGTAAACTAGCGCGATGTCTAATGGCACTTCTTTGAATTGCGCGTCCCGACCAAACAAAGCGTCGAACGTATCTGCCGGTGTTTTTAGATATTTTGGCGCCAAGTCTTTTAATTTAAATGATCCGGCACCACCCAATGTGCGATCCTCTTCGTTTTCATTTAGCATGTGCATCGCAGTCATCGTATCCCAAACGACGCCTTTCAGATCGAATCCATGTCGGCGGACCATCGCAATATCGAATATCGCGTTGTGCAGGACTTTTCCGATCGACTCATCGTTAAATACCGGCGCCAATCCTTCAAGCACGTATTCGCGACTCAGTTGCTCGCAATCTACGTGATCAACCGGTATATAAACGTGCCAGTCAGCGCTCGGAAGCGTGAGCGAAAGCCCGACGATAACATCCGTATATACATCAACGCCGGTCGTTTCGGTATCCACTGCGATAATTTCTTCGCTACTTAACGCCTCAATTAAAGCCTGGAATCGGGCTTCAGTCGTAATTAATTCGTAGTTTTCCGGTGTATTCTCGACCATCTTCCGCAAAGTTTCTTCGCGCTGGGATTCTTGAAGCGTCTTCCATAATCGCATGGCCTCCGCCTTGCTGAACGCCTTCGGGTTGCCGGCCTTGTTCACGCAGTCAGACGGATTCCTTGCGAGCTTGCCCGCTTCCATTGCCGCCTTGACTTCGTTTAAGCGTTGGCGGTCAGTTTCCGATAGCTTGCTCGCGAATATGCGGCGCCAGCTTTCCTCGATCGGTTCGGCCTTTCTCGCCTTCTGCTTCCGCTTAGCTGTTTCAGCAACTTTTTCGTTCTTAACTTCGTCATTTTTAGGCGCCAAAGCGCTAAGATTCAACCGCAGATTTTCGAGTTCCATTCGCACCCTCCTTTCTCGCGTGATGGGTTCGGTCTACTCCGAGATAAAATTTACGGCACCGAAAAATAACGCCATAGATACGTATAATCCAGCGAATAGCCATTCCGAATTGTATATAGCGATTACGGACAATGCAGAATTATAGATACCGAAGACATAAGCGAATGCCCTATTCGACCTGCTCATAAATCGACCTCCTCCGTCCATTTCCGCTTGTATTCCGCCTCATTATCCGCATACCAATCCGACCAGCAAGCGTTGTCGCAAAAGTACCGGTCGAAGAGCGAATCGTATGTTGCGGATCGCCCTTCGTTTATTATCCGGCTACATGCGGCGCAGATGGCGGCAGGTTTTGCGTCCACTTACTCGTCGCCCTTTCGATCGAAACGCGCTTCGACTGGCGCTATTAGTTCGATGCTTGACTGATTTTCTGTGCAATTTCCGTGGTTCTGTGTAGCGACTTTTACTCGACCGTCCTCGCCGACAGCCAAAACCTCGCAAATTTCCCCATCATATAAATACTGAACCATATCACCGGCCTTATACTCGCCCACCTCGCGTCCGATTGCGGCCCATTTCTTACGCTCGGCGGCTGCGCGTTTTGCTTCGGCAACTTCTTCGTCAGTGGCGCGGACGAGTTCATCTTCGTAAAAAATTCCGGCTTCGTTTCCGTTTAATTTTTCGCAATGGAAAGGTGCGAAATCTTTGTCGTCTCTTTTTACTAGTACGATTTCATCAATTTCCGCATAATGACCGCTTTCGTTCCTGACCACCTTCGCATAATCACCGACTTTCAGGCGTTCAGGCTTCGGCTCGGCGGCGCTGACTTTGCGGCAGACTTCGAAATCATCGGCACAGTAAGTGTCAAAACCGTCACCGTCGTCATCCCTGATTTGAGGATCTCCGCAACCATCTACGCGATAGATTTCGTAATACTTACCTGCGGTTAGAAATTCGTTTGGAGCTTCGTCAAACTTAACGAAATCGCCCGCCTTCGCCTCGCTCTTGTCAATCCGTACGTATTCCGTCTTGGCTTCGCCTTTTAGCGCAGCAACGTCGGATTTTAGGGATTCGATATCCTTTTCGTTTGTGCTGACGCGATCTTCTAATGACGGTTGAGATGCGGAGACTTTGCGGAAGAGTATGCTATCCCCGTCTGTTACGGCGTTTCCGTGAAAGTCGTCTATTTCATCTCGGACAGATAACCGCGAAGTACCCTCGTCGCGTACTAGTAGGTAAAATCCGCCTAATTTAAGATCCGGATGCCTATGTCCGTTAAGTACCAAATCTCCGGATTTTCCGACACTTCTCGGAGTTCCTTCCACACGCTCATACTCCGCACCGTTATACGCAACCTTCGTAATTTCACCGTTCACCATATCGAGAGTTTTAACGCCAGTAAGTTTCGACATCGAATCGTCCTCCTTTTATTGACCGTCCGACCCGGTAAGGTCAAACCGCCTCCGCTTCGTTATTTTCCGCAAAATCTTCCCGCATGAAATTCAGATCCATTTCGACCCAGCGCTTGCCTTCCTTTACTGACGGCCCCCAATAGTCGGTAATGCCGCGATTATCGAACATCCAAACGCGAGGGAATTTTCCCTCACCGATCAGCACGCCGATGAAGAAGTCGACGTCGTCCGTCGTATAAGGCTGACCGTCTCCTTTGCGCCCTTCTACCGTTAAATAGCCGCGGTCTTCCCGACGATCACGAATCGTCTTAACCTGGAACGTCTTCCATTCGCCAGTGCCCGGATCTCTTGCGCTGATATCGAAGGATTCTTCCGTCTCCGCTTTTGATACCGCCTGCCACCCGCTGGCTAATAAAGCCGCGCGGGCGATCAGTTCGGAATATTTGCCGATAGTTTCCTTGAGATGCGCCATTCAATCGTCCCCCCTCGTTTTATTAAAACGGCAGATCATCGTCACTGATTTCGTTAGATTTTTCGTTATTAGATTCCGCTAATGGTGGCAGAACGGCTTTCTTGACGCCCTCTTTCGCTTCGTGAAGAATCTTAACGATGTCTTCTTCATCGCGGAAGTTAGCGAGTTCTTCGTATTTGTAGTCGATGCCGATAAACGCTTTTGCTTCTTCAAGAACATCGCCAGGTAGATCTCCAGTTTCTAACGAATAAGTCTTGTCGGACTGCTTAAAATGCACCGCTTGACCTACGAGTGTATAATCCGACTTGATTTTCTTGACCGGCTTCTCCGCTTTATCAAAATCATCCATTAAACTGTTTGCGTGGAATTCCGCAATGTCTATAACGCGATAAGTTTTGTATGTCGGATCGTACACCGGTATCATAAAGAACATTTTTCGTTTTGCTCCCGCTTTGCACGAAATGCACTCATTTTTTCCTGGCTGGAAGTATTTTTTTAACTCGTCAACGCTGACGGTACTACGAGGGGAGTGCAAGCACGTATGCTTTCGGAATTTATGATCGTAGCCCTTTCCGGTGTATTCTCTGTTTTCATGTACGAAATAGACGTACCACTCATCGTACGGCGCAAGCATAACCAACGTACGTCCTTCTTTGTTGATCTCCCCGCGACTTCCGACGCGGACATAACGCGTAACGCCCTCCGGGAATTCGCTTTCGCCGTTAGCCGCCTTATCACGTTCTTCTTCGCGCTCTTTCAAAATGTCTCTAATGCTCATTCGATTTCCCCCTACGTTTTAATTTTGAGGCTTTTCGCCCTCGCAAAATGCCGGTATCTGCGTCCGAAACGGCGCCAGCGCGAAGCAGTAGCGACGCGACTCTGTTACTTAACGGACACCCCGACATTCTCCGAGCGCCGGGCCGCAATGTCCGCCGCCCCTATTCGCCTTCTTCGCGATTAACTTCGTAAATAAGTCGGCCAAGTACAAGCGTGGCAATCACCGCAAATATTTCGAATAGCCATGCGTTAGACATAGGCGGCGACTCCTCTCGCTGTACGCGTCAGTTCGCGTCTTAATTCGTGCGATTCCGCCGGCAATTCGTCAATACGCATACGAACCGCATTAATTCGAGATTGCAACGCCAATTTCGTCGGTAATGACCGGGCGCGCGACAAACGGTCTTCTAAATGTGCGATCTCTTCTTCGAGTTCATCGCGAAACTTATCGATCCTAGCCACCTCTTCCGTAATTTGTTGCGACATTTTCGTAATTTCTTCCGTAATGAAATTCGTCACTTTACGCCGAATTCGATTGATGTAGCTTTTATTCGGTGGGATTACGGTTTTAACAACGTCTACATCTACCGCAAGCATGAACGTTGCTCCACGATGGGAATACATCCGAGCATCTTCTCCGTTGTTGTCCGGACCGATGCCGCAGAAAATCGCATTAGATAACATCTGAGACGCCCATGCTTCCGGCGTTTGGTTGCCGATCTTAAAGCGCTTGGTAATTCGTTTCTTTGCGTGGTGAGATAGCGTGACTTTCATCCGACCCTCACCGCCTGGATCGAGAGTGGTCGATAGTAGTCCGCCGGATCTTCGTCGGCTGGCCATGCGCCTTGATATAAAATTTCGGTTAGTTTGCGCGGATCTAGCGCAGGATACGTATTGGAATCGGTAATTTTGGGGATATTCATAGTACGTTCGCCTCCATATTATTTAGGTAAAACGCACTAGATCGGAAGGTGTGTTCGCATTCTGTTCGCTTGTCTTTTGACAACAGATTGTATATGATGAGGGTGTAGCGATGCCTTCCGGGCTAGTTACGCTAAGTTATTTCGCAAACAAATAGTCTCGGTAATCACCGAACTGTTGAGTATCGAAGTAGCCTGCCAGCTTTTCGAGTTTGCGAATGACTGTCATGTGATGGACGCCTAACTTCTTACCGATTGCCGTCGGCGTTGGGCGTTCACACGCTAGGAACGTCTCAACAATTACTTTTGTTGTTTCGTCCGATTTTTCAACCAAATTGTCGATCAGTTGCCGCTGATCGGCTCTTTTTTTTCTGAAAAATAAATTCTCTGGTGTATCTTCTGCGACGACTCTCAGCGTTGCCGCGCCTTCATCGCCATTCGAAGATAACCCACACTCTAACACTTCATTCTGATGCCTTTTCTTTTTATTCCTATAAAGATTCGCTCGTTTATTTTTTAGACTGAACTTAAAATAGTTTTCGAAGTCATGTTCACCGGAATAAGAAGCAACACAATTCATAAGGACATCCTCGTATAATGCTAACACCTCCGGAACGCTAGCCCTCAACGATCGCGCCACCTCTTCAAATGTCGATCGCATCGGAGTGATGGTTAGGTCATAAATCTCTGTGAAGGAATTATTACTTCTTGTCTTTTGATAATTCAATACCAGGCTATTCAGTTTTTCTTTCAAAAACTTTCACCCTCCTTTTTTCACTTAATAATACCCGCGACATTTTAAAGCCGCACATAATTTCTTAATTTTTTTCTAAGTTTTTCTTCTGTAAAGAAATAATAACATGTAATTTGGATAATTCTTCTCTATCACACTATGTTTCCGAAAAATAATTTAATGTAATGAATATTCGCAAATAAAAGAAAATCCCGTCGAATGACGGGCTAAAAAAGAAAAATCAACCACCTGGGACTGGGTCTGCTAACTGTGTTGTATTATCTTCTGTCACATTATTAATTAACGAACTTCCCGCTAGCAGAACCACCGCTGTAAATAAAACTGCCAATAAAATCTTTTTCAAAGTATTCCTCTCCCTTGTAATTTAATTGGATGTCCTTTATAGGGGCAGCGACGAGAGGGTCTAATCCGGCATCGATCATATCACCCACAACGATGCTTGAAAACAGGAAGTTGAATTCTTGTGTGAATGTACTATACGCGCAGGCCAGATCTGATAAGGTCCCATCCTTGATCAATTGGAAGTACCGCAGAAATAGATTTTTTTCGCCTAGTATCATGTCTTTCGGTGTTGGTAAATTTTGAGGAATCTCCCCTTTCTCTTTATACGAATAAAATCCCTCGACTAACTTCAATTTGTTTTTTGCTTCCGCAGCAATCCTCAAATCGTTTGTCTTTTTTGCCTCATCAGCGCTCATCCTTATATAGCGAAGACACTCTTTCTTATCTTCCTCTATAAAAGAAACACCCATGTAATAATACCCGTCAGATTTCGTTTTCGCACTTAAATTCGAAGAAAAAAGAAATTCTGCATGACGTCGCGCTTTTGAAAGATCTTTAAGATATAAATAAGCAGGCGCAAATACTTCGGAGAGTCTGATAAGATAACACTCTTTAAAAAACGTTTTCCTTGCGTCACTTAATTCGTATATCTCTTTTTCGATATCGGAAGCTTTTTCAACGATTGTTGCATATTTATTTTCAAAATAAAGACAGTAGCAAGAAAAGATATCTTTCAAAACCTTTAATTCTTTATCCTTTCCGCATTTTAAAGTGTTCACATAATTCCTCAACTCTTGTGGTCTGAATTCCCCTAACATGTAGTTATATATTACCTGATAAAATTGTGTATAATTGATTAGGTTGGAATCCATTCTATGCGCTTTCAGCAATTTTTCTAACAAAGGAATATCACGCTTTATTGCCGCATACTCAAAAGCATGTTTAATAGCCTCAGTTGTAGTTAGTTTCAAACACCATTCTTGCATTAATTCATGATACTTCGCTTTATAGAAAAATTGTGACAATTTTAATAATGTTCGAAATCCGATTTTCCCAGTTCTTTTGAAATTGTAAAGCTGATTCACATGAATATTTAATTTACTTGCAGCTGAATCAAAATCCAAAAACAAATCGTCGAAACAGTTTAAAACATCTTGCTGAAGTGCGCCCAAATTTAAACCCCCTCTATTTTTAATTGCGCTCGTTTATATTTCTAAGTATAATACATATGTGTACTTTTGTACACATTATTATTCAAAAAATTTGGAAGGAAGATAATTATGATTGATTATTCTCCATTATTTAAATGTCTTAATGAAAAAGAAATAGCTTTGAGTCATTTCCGTGAAAAAGGACTAAATTCTAAAACGCAGGCTCGTATAAATAAGGGACAAGCTGTAAGTCTCTCGACAATTGAGTTTTTGTGCAAGGAATTAGACGTTCCGATCGAATGTGTCGTTAGGATCATAAGGGACTAGCTAACCTAGCGAGATATTATCGTCTAGTGTAAAATAGTACGGACACCTTTAATGATGGGAGGTGTTTGTTACGTTTAAGGTCGGCAAATGCCGGATACCCGAACTTTGCCATAAACGCGGTATTGATCAGACTCAACTCGCAGCTAAAGTCGGTTTAACAAAACAGCACATAACGGACTACGTAAGCCTCCGCAACATTCCAAGCATCGAGCGAGCTTATAATATCGCTCATGTACTTGGTTGTGTTCCTGAAGATCTTTACGAATGGTCCGAGGTATCCGGCAATAACACGGAGGGTTAATATAACCTCCGCCGACCTTTAGTACGGGTATTCCCGTACTGTAAACTCACCCGCCACTTCTTAACGTCATCCGCACGCTCATACACCGCCTTCAACTCCGCTCTCCCCTTCGCAAGCAATAATTCATTCGCATCCTTTCCTTCCGTAATATATCCGTGTGCCAGTCCGACTTTCCCGTATAAATAACGCTCGACCTCCGCCCGCAACTTCTCGCCGGCCTTATCGTTATCCGTCACGATGGTTACGTGATCGATCGGAGACTGGACGATAATGTCCGCCTTCCGTTGGTTGAACGAAGATCCTCCGGTTCCGATCGCCGGCACGCCCGCTGTCATCCACGACTGCGCATCGATCTCCGCCTCGCATAAGACAACGCGCCTCAGCCGCCGATCATACACGACGTTCATTCCGTAAACGAGATCCCGGATCGGCCAGCCGCCTTTTACGTACCAGAACGCTTTGCCCCGCGTTGACCGATACTTTACGTTAGCGAGCCGGCCGTTCGGGAGCCGCCAGGGCAACGCAACCGCACCGCCTGCCATTCCGACGCCCATTAGACGCTGGACCGCCGGCATGATTCCGCGCTTGTTTAAATAATCGTTAGGCCCCGCAACCACGTCGTCGAGAATCGATTCGCTTAGAGGTTCGCGATTCTTTGCGATCTTCAGCTTCGGCAGCCTTAGCGTTAATTTACCGTTATCTGAATCCGGCGCATACGCATCGATGAGGTATTCGACCGTCTCCTCTTCGGTTTCTTCGCGCAAGAACGCTAGCAGCTTAACGAAGCCACCCCGTGCATACTCTGCGTCATAATAGCCGCTATCGCCCCAATAGCCGGCCTTTGCGGATGTCGTATCGTCAAGATATACGTAAAAACTCGGCGTCCGGTCATATCGGAAAGGACTTGCGGCCAGGAGTCGCTCATCCGTCCAGGTCGGCCGCGTCCATTCGAATTGTTCGAGTTCATATCGTATGTCGACGTCGACCTGGCGGCCATTTAACGTTAAAATCGGCACTTTCGTCTCACTCCTTTCGTCCTAATTAGGCCGGATTGTTCTATATATTACGCCCTGTTTTTGAAAAATTCCATCGTATTTTGTCGAAAGTATTCAGAATTTTCCGCGGTAAATGTTGACAATGTTATCCGATAAATTCCATCATCCTAGAAATCGAACTGATCCGCTGACCCTTCCTCTCCTCCCAACTGCTTAATGACGCCGAACTGCGGCAAATAAACGATCTCAGCGCGCTGCCCTTCGCCACCATCCCGGCCTTTGTTCAGACCGATCAGGCCTCGACCTTCCTCTGCGTTCGTATCCACCGCAATCAATAGCGCAGCATCTTCGAGTAGGGCCTTCGTTTTCTTGACGTCCTTACGCTGCGGCAACTTTAATTCGGAGTCAGCGTCTTTCCCTTCGCCCTCCTCCGCCTGGGTTAGCGCAAAGACAGTCGTTTTTGTTTGGCCGGCCAGACGGCGGAGTTTCTTCGATGTTTCGGCCGCGTCTCCGCCCGCTGTCTTTGACGTGTTCTTTTCGTAATCAAGGTAGTAAAAAGGGTCGATTAGCACGACGTCAGCTTTCGTTTCGAGGATATCCGCCTTCAGATCGCGGAGTTTTCGAGAGCCGAAGTCTTCGTCGTCTACCGCGCGGACAATGATGTTACCCGGGATCAATTCGTTAATCCTATCGAGGAACTCCATAAAACCGGCTTCGAATTCGTCGGATAGCTTTCCCTGGCGAACATCCCGCGAATTAAATCCAGCCTCAATATCGACGCCATCAAGATTCGCTTTTGTCACGCCAATGCTTGCCGAAATGGAAACGTAGAGACGAACGAGAACCTCGTACCATCCCATTTCCATCGACCAGATTAGAACGTTCGCCCCCTGCATCGCGCAATTAATCGCTTCCTCCAACGCTATGGCCGATTTACCCCGGCCAGATTTCCCATAAATGACGTATACGTTCGATGAAACATAGCCGCCCATCGCCCGGTGTATGAAGTCGAATTTACTGAGCCAGATCCGGAAAGACTCGCCAGCCTTGCGGTTTTCGTATTCGGCTTTGAATTTGTCGGTATCTTTTTTGATGTCGGTACCGATAGAACTACGAACGTTTGTTCTTATTTTAAGACTTTCGACTTTTTCCGTCAACCATGAAAATAATTCTTCCGGATTATCTTGCGCTTGGCTAAACCGTTCCGGAAGCTCCTTTTCCGCAATATCGACGAACTCTCGCAACGCAGCCTGTTTCCGTAGTTTTTCCGCAAGGTAATCGTAATTGGCCTCGATATTAAAATCCGGCTGGAAGTCCGGCACCTCATTTGCAACCATCTCGGCCGTCGGCGCCTGGCCTCCGTGTTTCTCCGCATATTCCGTGATGTATCGGAGTGCTTTGCGTTCGCCTTCCGTTGGTAAGTCCTCGGCGGTAATATTAAAGCGCAGCAGCGCGTTCGGATCGTTCTGCTCGATTACTTTCGATAGCATTAAAACACCGTAGTTCATCCGCGATCCCTCCTCTTCTTCTCGATATAAACGACTCTAGCGCCCCTCTTCAGTTGCTCTGCGATTTCTATACGTATACGGAAGTCATCGGCTGCGCTTTCGAACATGCCCGAAACGGAAGCCGCAGCGACACCGATGTAATAAAACGCCCAATCTAGCGCAGCAAACGTCCACTTTAACGGATAGAGTAGGCGGTGCATCATCGCTCGACCTCCCGCTTTAATTTCGCCTTCGCCTCGACCTGCTTCGCCTTATATTCCTCGTCACCATACATCGCTTCCAGACGCTTGTAATCGTTATATTCATCGAGAAGCTCATCGATTTTCTCCGTCTTCTTTTTCGCCATATCATCCCACGCCTTTTTAATTCCTTCGCTAAGCTTAGCTACGGTATCGGCATACGGTAATTCCGGAAGATATTCCGCCCAATGAAGCGCCGTTCCCTCCGGCTCCGGATAGTTTTCGTAATCAACTCCGTCAAGATATTCGTCAACAAACTGACTGCGGCAGACTAGGCGGATATCGTTCGCATCAGCGAGAATCCATTCGCCGTGAATTGCGTCAGTCAGATCGAACTCGACGTAAGTAGAGACGCCGGTATCATCCGTTTCCTCAACGTCCCGACGCGCATCCACGAAGAATATGCGGTCAGGATATCCGTCTACTGCGACTATGTCTCCGAAAGTGATGTCGGTCTTCATTCGGAACCCCTCACAATCATACCGGTACTGCACATTCGCGAAAATTGATATTGATCGATGTGGCGACTTTTTCCACACTTTTGACAACCGATTTCATAGAATTCGATAGGATCAGGACGTACGCCACTATAGTCGTACTCTATACAAAAGTCCCGCACTCTCCATTCATGGAAACATAGCGACTGCCCTCGCTTTCGTCGGAAGAAGTTCATCTCCGCAACCCCCTTTTCGATTCGCCTTCGAATTCAATCACGCGGCATAAATCCCGAATCCGGTCCGTCAGACGTTGCTCTCCGAAAACGTCCGGGAGCCGTTCGATCGCAATGTTGCTCGTGTAGATCGTCGGAAGTTGATTCGTCACTCTTGCGTTAACTATTGCGTGAAGATAACCGCGAAAGGCTGGCGTACAATCCCGCACTCCTACGTCATCCAGTACCGCAAAAGGAGCCGCCATCGCAAGCGTCATCTTCCGTTTGAATTCCGCCAAGCCGTCCTCGTCATTCGTCATGGTTGCGAGGTTGAATTCCGTTTGCCATTCGTTCACGTCGAGGAAATAGGCCGGTCGCTGCAATGGTTGCTGCCCGCGTTTTAACGATCCGCTGTAATGGACGCGCAGCCATTCGTTAAGGAGCGCCGCCGCTGTCGTCGTCTTGCCGGTGCCGGAATTCGCGCTGTAGAGATACAACGACTTGATCCGGTCAGCCGGCTCGATATAGCCTTCCGTCTGCTCAAATTGGCGCTCGAACGTCTTGACGTAGTTTTCAACCGATTTATATACCGCAGGCTGATCCGCTCTGGCTGGCGAATTGGCGAGCGTTGTCATTCGATATTCTCGCGGTAATCCTGCCGCCGCAGATCGGCCGCCGTTTCCCGATGCGCCGTGCATTCCGATAAAAAACGTACAGTGTTGCGTGCAAGATGACGTGCCGGCCGCTTTGCATCCGTTAGCTAGGACGCAGTTTCTTTCGTTAGTCATAGTCGCGAACCTCCTTACGATCAATTCGTTTTCGTATAGTGCGCTCGTGCTTCGAACGCATCCTCTTGTCAGCGCCTTTAACTCTCAGTTCGGAATACATACCGTCATATGTCCAATCATATCCGCTGTATTTCTTAAACACCGTTGTCTTTAGGCGTCTGTGAAACGTCACTCTCGCTCCTCCTTTCGTTAGAGCAATTCCGCAAGCATATACGTTATTAATTCGACTCTTCTGCGTTGCCTATAAGAACCAATGTAATAGTCGCTGGAATGAAGTTCCTCCGTCAGAGCTTCGATCTTATCGATTAACTCATCCGTATGACCCTGTCGTTCGGCCAACTTCGTAGCCTCAACATATTCCGGCGTGCCAAACGTTAAATGTCCGATATTCATTCGCCCACCCCCGTCCGGCTGTCGTCGATGATTTTTCCGCGTTTGACAGCAATAGATGTAAGCGCAGCTCTTCCGCCCCCTGTCGGTTCACCATCGGCAACTACAGTCACATAATCAATTGTTTTATAGACTCCGCGGTAAGCGACAACATCCCCCACACGAACCTCAGTCGGCTGCGGTGCGTTAAGATATTCGTCAGGTACTTCGAGTCCAAGTGCGCGATGGAGAGCGATGGCTTCTCCGATATGGATGTTAAAGCAGTCGTCCGGCGCACATATTGCCGTTCCATAAAACGCAGTCCTGCTATTCGGTTTCTTTGCGACCGCCTCTACGGTTCGACTTTCACGGTTGATATCGAACGTAATATCGAAAGTCTGTAACATTCTATTAATCATCCTGAGGCGTTCAACGTCCGCCTTCGCCTGCTCAACGATTTCATCCCGGCGTTCTTGTGCGGTCTTTTCCTGTGGCCGCGTATAAGTCACATCCATGCCCGCATCGAATTTTCCTTGCTTATAACCTTCGCCATAAGAGCGCAGTCTGATCGCCGTCAAAACAGCTTCCCCATGCTCGATTAGCTCATCGTATCCCATTGCGTCCAAATCAATTTTCATTTCGTCAGCCTCCTCGTTTTTAACTTCGTTATTTACGATTACTTCGTATTGCTCGTTGTTTAAATATATCGGCCATTCTCCCTGCTTTCGCACTGCGACGCCGTGTTCATCGCCACCGCCTATAACCGGAACCACATCGTGAAGCATGTACTTTGGTTCGTTAAAATCGTCGAGAATTAATACTTTCTCGCCAACTTTAGCCGGACGTTTTTCTGTGATGATGAGTTCGGCGTCTTCTTTTCGAATTGCCGTTAAACTCTCATCTCCTCTTCGCACTGTGTAGAGGTTAGCTTCGCGTTCAACCTCGAACACCTCCCCGATCTTATCCGCATACCAATGTGAAGGTTTTTTCGCCTTCAGAATCCGCACATACTTTTTCGTTTTAGTCATTCCGTAACCACCTTTCGCCTGTTCTAATCGCTATCTCCGCATGTTCCAACGTCAATGGTTCCGCACCTTCATCCGTCATAAACAGCGCATGACCGACTCTTCCGCGCTCTTTGTACCACATCATAACGATATAGCCCCCGTACCCTTCGTAAGTTGCCGGCGCATAATTGTCGCTTAAAGGCACGTATCCTATTGAACCGCAAGAATCATCGTCACGATCAGAATTCCCGAGTCCCTCCGATAACCTACGTAATTTACTCATCGTTGCGCAATTCCAATTCTTCGGTGAAAATACGCCATTTTCGAAAGCACAAACCGGATCTGATCCTTCCCACGTTTTTCCGCGTTCTTTACACAATCTACATACCATCTCGCAATCCCTCCGTTTAATAAAAGTCGTCGCCGATTTCCGCCTGCTGCTCCCGTCGTTGCTGCGCCGCTTCTTCGGCCCTGATTTCCGCCACTGCCCGCTGCAAATTCCGTCCCATATACGTCTGCATAAATCCGAAGCTGATACCCGGCCATTCTGCCGTAGGCCTGTATTCCGCAAAGCACAGATCGATGAATCGCTTCGTTGCTTCCGGCCCGTATTCGCCCGGCTTCCGCTTCGTTCCGACCCAGCGCCCGAGCATTCCCGCTTCCGCCTTCCATGGTTCGCGAGTAGGCATCGGAACGTAAGGGACGCCGTACAGCCGCTCATGCTCCGCTTTTAAATACGCCTGGAAGTCGCGTACATTCCATTTGGATACCGGTTTATCTGTCGTTGGCATTTTCGTCACCTTCTTCGTCATTGATCCCGGCTATTTGGACTCCGAGAGCATCCAACGTTCTACGGACTGATCGCTTCATGAGCAAGTACTTGCCTTTGTCCTCATGGAACTGTGCGCGATCGTACCCATCGCAGAGTTTCTCGTAATATTCCCGCACCTTCTCCTCCGGCGTCTTTTCGACTTCATATCCGTTGATTAATGCGGATGCGAGCGTCATGATATCGATAGTATTAATTCCGGAATATTCATCTCCAAAATGACAACAGTGCACTTTAGCAGTAAGCAGTTCTTCTTTTGTCCCCACCTCTAAAAACGCCGCTATCGAATCCGCCTGCTCCTTCGTAATTACCGGCCTTTTAATTTCGCTCATCTTAGCGCCTCCTTTGCGTGTAAATTTATTTCGTATAGCTCAGTAATCGGAACTAAATCGACTGGTTCTTCGGGAAGCTCCGACTTCGATTGGATTAATTTCAGCGCCTTCTTCAGCCGCTCGTTCTCCGCAATCAACCCGGCAACGGCACAACGCAGGTCTGCGATTTCTTTAGTTTCCGGAAACAGATCGAACGTCGTCAACTCACGCTCTGATCCGTCTTCCTCCTTGATAAAAACGCCGCCCTCTCCCGGAGCAACCTCCCGCACCTCAATGCCGAGTTCCTTTGCGACCTTGATAATGTGGTCTATATCGAATTTTGGAACGATCATTTTAACGCCTCCACTCATCGTCTTTTTTGATAACCGTCAGACCTTCCTCGCTTCGTTTGGTGTTTTCCTCCGCAATCTCGGCTAATTTCAAACGCTGTTTGTCGGTGAGCTCCGAGATTCGTCTCGTATCCTCCGCCACGTTTTCGCCTCCTCTCCGTCGTTTTAACGTTATCCCTTACGAATACCCTCGACCGTCAGCAAAGCCGCTAATTCCCCGCGAAATTCCCGTATAATTCGTGCGAGCTCTTCCAGCGTCTTGGCGTCCGATAATTTAATCCGCCGATCCATGACGAACATGATTGCGCGATCAACCGATGAGAAGTACGCGATCTCTCGCCAACGTGCGATCGGTGACGGATCAAGGTCGGGATTTTCGGCAAGCCGCTTCGGCCAGTTCGGCGCTTTCGTTGGATCGGTGAAATAGCGTTCATTGACGATGATATTGCGTTCGTCTGACGTGAGTTTGTAATCGGGGGATAGTGTGATGTTAATCGTCATGGTTTTCGTCATCTCCTTCGTTGATAAATTGATTGAGAAAGTCGCGAATAGGTCGCATCGGAACTTCGCTCAGTCCGAACGCACCACCGAACAGCACCGAGTTTATTTTCTGCCCGTGATTCCGCATTAGCTTTCCGATACCAAACTCCGGACTGCACGGGCATTTCGGGTCACTACAGTACCTAAAGTCGTTAATATATTGCGTAGCGTGTACGATTAGCTCTAAGAAGATAATACGCAGCTCATCCTTATCAGGTCCGTCGTATCCGCACATAAATTCGTTTTGATAAATTTCGATCATACCCTTGAGAATCGTCTTATCGTTCATACTTTCGCAATCCCTTCCGTTTATTAATAAGACCTAGCAATTCGTTCGCATACGCTCTCTCTTGCAGATGTTCCTTTATCGCGATATATCTTTTATTTAAGAATGTCCGCGCGAATGTATATGAGCGCTATTATTTATCTAGTTCTTAATGGCTCTAGTTAAAAGATGGTTCTTGTTAGTGTGCTGTCTAGCCATATATGGCTCAGCCATGTGCGGTTACTCGTCACGTGGCTCCGGCAATTCCTCCGTGTCCCCGTCAAAAATCGCAAGCTGGCTGATCGGCATGATCGTGTACCGCGTGTTTTCCCATCGCTGTGTTTTCGGATCTCTCGTCTTCTGCTTAACGACTAACGGACGTCCTTGCCAACGATATTCACAAAGCGCCTTGATGCGTTTGTTTGCGGCCTCTCTTCGTACATTCAGCGCCTTAGCGATCTGATCCTGCGTTGGGTAGCATTCGCCCTTTTCGTTCATGAATGACGAGAGGACACATAACGTCTGCCAACGGTCAGCTCCGATGTCCGCGATCAGTCCTTTCTTAACGGCATCGACGTACATTTTAACGAAGATACGCGTTTCGGACTTGCCAGACGTCAGATTATATTCGGACTGCGATTCGACTGAGACAAGTCGTTGATGTTCGTTTGTCATGTGGATACCTCCTATCAAGAAATCTTTTCTTGTTCGTTTTTTAAATTTGATAAGAAATGATTAATTCTCTCAACAAGATCATCTCGATGTACCTGTCGCAGCTTAGGAATATAATAAGAAATGTGCGTAAGGGTAACGTTCGGAAAACTGTATGATCCTTCGGATTTTTGCGCATAAATTATCGTTAACATATCGGTGTGTTTGAGGTACTTATCAAACGTCTTACTAGCTCTGTTGAAGGCTGTGTTTTCGCTGAGTTTTGCGTCAATCCAATGTTTTTCGTCGATAATAAAATCCGGGATACAGTCTTCAATTCTTCTTTGAGATTCAACCCGATCAGGGTAAACAGCACTCAAGACATCCCCGACTAACTCTTCGAATTCATGGCCTTTATTAATAAAGAACGATGTGTATGAGTCATTAAATAGCTCGTAGGATAATTCCCACTCTTTACAAAGTTTCCTAACACTATGTCCATAGAAGTTGCGTAAATATTTTTCGACGTGCCATAATTTATGTTTATAGATGTAGTCTCTTTTCAATCCGTAAGGAAATGTATCCCTAACATAGATGTCCAATGCTTCCCGTTCGAGGTTTTCGAGCAAAGCTTTTTTGTACTGCTGAAATTTAATTTCCGAAATTCCATACAACTCTTTTAATTCTTCGGACTTATATCGATTTTCTGAGACTCGATAGTCCTGGTCAATGTAAAAGCACCGCTCTAATTCAAGCCGTTCCGGCTCCGCTGTTTGATCGTAAAGACCGTACGCCCTAAGTGCGTTTTCTACGCTTCCAAACGCCCTACGTAATCGAGTTCTCACTGCATCGTACGAGTACGTATTTGACAAGTGGATTTCCTGCCGTAGATTTGTGACGTCTATTCCTTCATCGATCAGGTCGTCTAAGACACACAACGCACGTTCTTGCTTTTCCGTTAGAGTCATCCGACCACCTCCTCACAAGATAATACCCGCGCCTTTTCAAAACCGCACAATAAATTCGAAATTTTTCCGCCTTCACTTATAACTGCGCAACGACTTTCCGAAATGGACACCGTTTTTAAAATTTCGCTGTCATGAATAGATGCGGAGTCTCTTTCGGAATGGCACACGTTTTTCTGCGTTCATTATTAGTTGCGTATAAACTTTCCGGATCGGACAGCGTTTTAGACAAAAAAATAGACGCACTCAATCGTACGTCTACGTCACACTAGCATTAATTTCCGCTTATATTATAGATAAAAAACGTCACAGTGACGTCACACCGGCATCACACACCGGTCACACATCGATCACAAACCTTCGCTTCATCTGCCCGCA